TTTTACTATCAACAACTTGTTCTCTCTTGAACTTGTTTGCCACGCGTTGTACATATGCTTCAACATCATCATCGTTCATGTTTCCAACAAAAACTTTGAACATTCTTCTCTCAGGTGCTCTCGATGTACGATAAATCATCATGGCGTCTTCTGAAAGTAATAATTGTTTCCATATTCTTCTGGCTTTTTCCAACATAGAAGTACCATAAGGAAGTTTTCTATCGTCACCCAATAATCTGAAGTGAGCAATTTCCCATGATTGAAATTCCATGTTTTTGTTTTTCCAAGTAAAGTGGAGAGCTTTCTTATCAGTATCAAGTTCCTTAGTGATGTCTACGGAGATTTTTGCACTTACACCTACTTCATGTCTTTCAATCTCGATAGTTGGTAACTGCTGGCAACCAACTACGCCTCTTTCAGGGTCTAGTTTCAAATACACAAAGTTATCACCATACTTACAAGTGTTTCTTGTCCACATCGGTAAGTTTGTGTTGATATCAAGGTTGTTATTGAATAAGTCTGCTAACACCCCCTTAATTCTTTTCGATTCAGAATAAATTTGAAGAATAAATCCATCTTCATTTGTGGTTGTTGATTCCTCTGCGTAGATATCTAATGCCGCTGAAATCTCTGGTGTATATTCCATTGACTCATAATCGTACTGTGCAGATAAACGAGATGGTTCATAATAGATGGCTTGAGAATAAAGATTGTTTTCAACCTTAGCCCATTGATTTGTTAAATAGAAAGTTTGTTGAGCTTGGAGTTTCTCCATCTCATATTCTTCTCTACTTTTGGTACGCAATAATTCCTTCTTATCAAACTTGAATGTTGGATAATCTTGATTGAGTAATGAATTCGGACCAAATGTTTGTGATAACCTTTGCCAAACCGTTAAATTCTTTTCAGCCATATTACAATTTTACCTATTACCTTGATAATATAAATAGTTATTTGGCGCCAAATAACCACCCATATTTTTGGTAATCCTGTTTACTTGGCCCTTGAGAGTAGGGATTTTGTCTACCCATCTGTGGAATCATTGGATTAAAAAATTCGGACGAATTTTTGTTTTCGTTAACCGCGGTAGACCACGAATTCAACATAGCCTTTGTGTGATTAACAACTTTCTGTAATGATTGGAATGATTTTTCTGCAACGTAAATTGCCATAGACATAGCCATTATACAGTCATCGTGGTGACCTTTTTGATGGTCTGGTCTTCCATTTACATAAATGAAAGTATTCATTTCGTTGTATAATCTGTGGGAATAGGTTTTGAAACCGTGTCTTACAGCTTCTTCAAATGCTGAAATAATCTGAACCCTTTTGGAATTGAAATTAATTCCTGGTATTTTTTCATTAATTTTTGGGTCCCATTTCCATTTCTTTGATGGGTCAACGTTATCTACATATAATCCTGAAGGGTAGGACAACTCTTGCATTTTTCTTGCTGTGGAAACTCCCATACCTCCTGTTATATCAATAACACAAAAAGCATTATACATTGAACCCCATTTGTAGGCAATTTCCGCAATCACATCAGGTGGAACTTTACCAACGTATTCTAAGACTTGTTCTCTTTCGTCAAAATCAATAATTTCAATACACGAAAAATCTTCAGAATCCCCCCTTGAAACGTCCACACCCATAACATACTTGTGATTATTTTCAGGTTCTTTAAAAATCCATAGAGAACCACCCATCAACTTGGCTTGTGGGTCTTTGAGTTGATTTTTGGCTATGGTTTGCATTAATTCAGAATCAAATACATTGTCTCCTGAACCCAAAAAATTACACTCTAATTCCTGAGCAACTTTTCTCCTATCAAATTTCAATTTTTTGACCATCCCTTCAAACCAAGCAGAACAAGGTTTGTACCCTTTTTCAATATAATCTGTGGTAATTGAATGGTCCCTTTCGTAAGCATTTTCAACTGAAAGGTCAACGACTGTATCACTTGGATAATCTTCTCTGTTGAGTAGAAAATGAACCAAGTCATTAGTTTTTACCATGTATAAATCACGAGTGTATCGGGGGTCACGGAACCAAAACATTTCAGAAATTTTGAATTCATTCATGTTTCTTAATGCTTGGTCGTAGATGTCGTAATAGATAGCATCGTATCCGTTAGGTGTGGAAATAACAATTACTTTACCACCCGTTGAAAGTGATGCCATACAGGCAGACCAGAAGTCATTGTCCGCCTCGATGAAGGCAGCTTCGTCGAATATTAGGATAGTTGGGGTATATCCACGTAATGCGTCTTTTGATGTTGCGACAGCTTTTACTTCACAATCATTTGTTAATTTGAAGTGTCGTTGTGAGTTTTTCTCAGCTGAAAATCCAGCCCCAACCCATGAAGGCCACTGTTCAGTAAACCCTCTAACTTTATTTGCCATTTCAACTGAGGTATCCAATTTGTTGGCAATTATCAGAATCTTCTCTGGTTTATTTTTCTTTGCAAAGACTAATTTCTTGGACGCCCAAGCAGCCGTTACTGTTGATACACCCGCTTGTCTATACTTCAACGCAATGTTTTCATTGTAGTTGTCGTAATCTTCTATTAGTGAAACTTGGTCAGGAAATAAATCTAATGGAACATACTTTTGAACTGTGTTGTCGTATGTTTGTAAATAAGTTCTAAGTGCATAAGGAGTACTCCTCATACACTTAGTTACTTCAATAATTAATTGTTCTTTAGTCACCTATGTAAATCATTTAGGTCTCGATATACCTAAACTACCTAAGAAATCATCAATGTCGTCTTCATCGTCATCGTCGTCAGAATCTGAACCACTTTCTTCTTTGTAATCATCATATTCTTGTTTCAGCTCTTGAGCTTCTTTCATGATTTCTTCGAATCTTCGAGTTGCTTTTCTAACTTTGGATTGGTCTTCGGAAATCGCATTTCCGATGATGTCCAAGAATTCTTCCGCAGGTATTTGGTATAACTGAATGTGAAACCAGTTTATTAGACCTTTATTATCATCGTCAAACATTTCGTCAGGTAATGCAAACCTAATCTTCTCAACGATTTCAGGTCCTATTCTTAACTGCATTGGTTCGTTTGATAAAAGGTCGACTTGTCCTTGGACTTTTTGTCTGAGTCCTTGGTCTTTAGGTAACCCGTGTCTACCTTTACCTTCTTCAATACCTTTGATTATTTCGTGGCATAAAATCGGGAAAATTGCACCATATGCTTTGATTACCGTATCAGGTTTTTCTTCTCCACCTTCATCACCCTCCTCTCCGTCGGCATCATCCAATTCAACTTTACCTGCAACACCTTGACCTGTCTGACTCATCATTTCAATCATTTGTTCCATTGTGAAGTAAAGGAAATCGTTGATTGCCATGATACCTAAATAATCTCTATAAAGAGACGGGTCAATTGCATCTAGTCTTGCTTTCACCTCAGGTTTTTGGAAAAGATAATGCCCTTTTTTCGCAGCACCCTGAATGATTGCATTTATAATATTTCTTTTGTGCTTTTCTAATTCTAAAACTTCCTCATCGGTTAAGTCTTCAACATCAAATGACGGGATATTAACTTTTTCTTCACCATCTTCTTCTTCCTCATCTTCATTGTCTTCTGGCTCGTATCTGAAGTTTGAAACATCAATTGGTTCTCTATTAAGATAAGGTTCAATTTGGAACCAATCTTCAGGAACTTGACTTTCCTCTAAAGAAGCTTCAACAGCTAATTGTTCAAGTTCGTCTCTGTGTCTCCCTTCTATTCTCATGATGTTGGGTAAACGCATCATCATCTCTTGATAAATCATTGCCTGAACTTGTTTTGAACTGATGTTTTGATTACCTGTTACTTGTTTCAACTTATCGGCAACTTTCCCAAAACGTGAACTGACTAGTCTTTCAACATCCTTTGTACCCTTCTTCATTGCAGGATTTTGGGCATACAGACCTTGAGGGTCGGATAACTTTCTTTCCAAACTTGGGTCCATTCTTTCAGGTCTATCCCCGTAATTAATCTGTTCTTGTATTTTCTTTGCCATCTTATTTTTCTAATAAATTCATGATTAAATCCAACACTTCGTCTTTTGCCACTTCAGGAGAAACTTTTTTTGCCT